CCGTTTTCACTCAGCGTGCCCACAAGGTGCAACATATTCTGACTGCCGATTGTGGTGATCTGGCCCACGTCGTCACTCACCTCATAAGCCACCGAACCGGCCGACGTGCGAATCGGCCGGACCTGCCGAGCGTGCAACGGCCACAGTTCGCGGATCGTACCGTCTGGCGTCCGGGTTATTTCTGCGTAGGCGTTGCCCCAATTCACGAGAAACGCCGTCATCACCTCGCGGAAGGTGAAGGCGTCCATTTCGGTATTGGGCGCATCGTGCAGCACGCGGTATAAGGTGTGGTCGGGCGCTCGCTCTTTCCCCCGCCGTGCCGGCAATCGGCGGTAGGTTATCAGCGGCAAGCTCGCCACCGTCTCCGCTATGATCCGAGTTGCAGCCCACACAGCCGAATAGTTCAGTGCGGTGTTTTCGTTTATCGTCTCGCCGGCCAGCGTCCGAGTCGACCCAACGGCGTCCAAAAACCATCGGGCGGGCGCGCTCGTGCCGGAAAGGAAACTGTCGAATATCATCGTTTGATTTCCTCCACTGTCGCCCAGAGAATGAGCACACCCCCGACAACCAGCCCGGCCACGGGCGGCGAGATTACTGCCGCCGACACCGCCACTGTTACCAGTCCTACAAATGCCATGATGTCGCGCAAAGCAGGCATTACCAGACCTCTAGTTCGTGCGTGTCATAGTACGAGCCGCCCGTGTCGTTCATTGCGGCCCGCCCGACGGCCATGATGGCCGCCACGATTCCGTCGATCTTCTCGGTACTCTTTTTCTTCGATGGCTTGATGTTGCCGCTCGCGTCCGTCTCCACCGTGACGTTGCTGGCCATCCAGCGTAGCACCGGATTGTCGCCGTGGCGTATCTTGTTGCTCAAGACGGCCTTTTCGAACTCTTTGGTCGGCCCGCTCATCGAAACGAACCCTTGCCTATGCTCCAGCACGTTTAGGCCGTCCTGGGCTTGCATCTCGTCAAGCAGGTGGTATGCGTTCCACGGGTCCGCCGCAAGCTCCACGATTCTGTACTTGCGAGCCAGTGCGTTGATGTCACGGCGCACAACCTCGTAGTCAACCACGTTGCCTTCGGTCAGCGTGATAAACCCCTGCCTCGCCCACGTTAAGTACGGCACCCGATCCCGCTTCTCTCGCTCGCGAGCCTTGTCGGCCGGTATCCAGAAGTGGGCATCGAGAATGTAGGTGTCTAAATCACGAGCCGCCAGCACGCACGCGGTAGCGTCCGTGGTTGCCGACAGGTCCAGCCCGGCCCAGCACGGCCCGCCGTCTGGTAACGCGGCTTCCGCCCCGCAAGCGTCCCACGCCTCCATGGGCAGCCACCGTACATCCTGCTCGGTCTTGATGTTCAGGTGTAGCCGCTTGAAGGTGTTCTCGAAGGTCGGCGACTCTTGCGCCCGCTTGCACTCGTGCGCGATGTACTCTTCCGATACCGACACGCCAAGGTTTGGATTCGCTTTCGCCCAGATTTCCGGGTCCGTCCAATCGTCGTCAATGCTCGCCTCGTAGATCACCGGCAGGAAGGCTGGGTCTTCGATGATCCCATCGCGAACCTTGCAAGCGTAGTCGTGCTTCTCATTGCAGATCGACTCCCGGTCGAAATCGGCCGTCGTGATGTGGATCGTGAGCGGCTGCCGGCGGGCACCCGTCGAGGTCATGAGCACGTCGACAAGCTCGCGGTTCGGCTGTGCGTGCAGTTCATCCACCACCACCAGGTGGGAATTGTAGCCGTGCTTGGTCCCCGCCTCGGCGCTGATCGCCTTGTAGCTGCTGCCGCCAACAACCACGCTGTTCTGATAGACCGTGGCCGCCGATTCGAGTACCGGCTCGTTGTGGACCATGCCTTTAACTTGGGCAAACACCAGCTTCGCTTGGTCGCGGTCGGCCGCTGCCGAGTACAGTTCCGCGCCCGGCTCGCCGTCGGCGAACAGCACGTAGGCGATGATCGCCGCAAGCAGTGTCGTCTTGCCGTTTTTTCTGGGCACGTACACCAGAGCCTCCCGGTATCGCCTGGTTCCGTCTTTCCGTTTCCACCCAAACAGGTTTGCAACCATCGCCCGCTGCCACGGCTTCAGCACAAACGGCTCGCGGGCCAGTTCACCTTTGACGTGGGTGCAGCATTCCTCAATAAACGCCAGGGCGTTGCCGGCCGCTTCCTCATCGAACGTACACTCCCCGGCCGTCTCGCACGGATCGTAGCCCGGCACCAGCCGGATGGTCTTCTGTAGCTCAAAGTCAAGTGTCGCGGGCATCGTCTGTCTGTGATGCTGCGACGTTCCCCGCCGTCAGTCGTTCCCGGTCATCCCACCACCTTTAGAAAACGCCCCTTGCCCTCGGGGGCTTGGGGCTTCGTTGCCGTAACCCGCGACCGACTGGAAGGTGTCAGCCCAAGCTCGGCTGCGAATGTATTCATCTGTTTTAACGCCATACTCAAAATGCTCACGTACGGCGAGCAAAACGGCATCTTACTTTTCGGACTTATCAACACGGCCCCGTACTTCTGCACGTCGGCCGATGCCTTCACGTACAACCCCCACGCCTCACAGTAGCCCGCCATCACAGCCCGGTCGGCTCGGGTGAGCGTGCCGGCTTCCGACAGCATCTTCGCCAGGCGCTTCCACTCCGCCTTCGCTTCCTTGCCTAGATGTCGCGGACAAGTTGGGGCCGTGCGGCCGTAGTCGGGCTCGGCCTCGTTGTATGCCCGCTTGCCGGGGTTGCCCGCCAGCTTGTGGTATGCCGTCGGTTTCGGTTTTGGTCCGCGTTTAGCCATCGGTCAACCTCGGTGTCAGGTCAGCGTCTACCGCCCGCTGGAGGATCACCGCCACGTACTTGGGGGCAATCTCAACCCCGTAGCAGACGCGGCCGAGTTGCTCGGCTGCGATGAGGGTGGTGCCGGAGCCGAGGAAGGGGTCTGCCACAATGTCGCCTCCCCTTGTATGGTTCTGAATGGCGCGACCAAAGAGCGCCGTGGGCTTCATTGTCGGGTGTTCTCGGGATGCCTTCGGCCGGTCGACCTCCCACATGGTGGTGCGTGTGCGGTCGGGGTTCTTCAGGCGATCCCCGTTGGTCCATCCAAACAATATCGGTTCATGTTGATAATGGTATTCAGAATGTCCGAGGACCATTGAGTCCTTCCTCCACACCATAATTTGCCGCAGGATGCCCCGACGTTTCCAGTCCCCGGCAAACAGTAAATGCAACGGTCCGGGCGGGACCGTTGCAAACCAATACGCACCCGGACGACTCACCACCTCCCCCCAGTCAAACCACTTCACTATGCGAGCCGCCAGCTCCTTCTCACTACAATCGTCGTTCGCTATTGTCAACGCGTCCTTGGTTTTGCCCACATACGACACGCCGTAGGGTGGGTCAGTCACAAGCATCGCTGCCACCCCTGGCCACGGACACCGTGTTTCGCGGTCCCCGCACAGCACCCGATGCGTACCCGCCCTCCCCGGAATCTCCCACAACTGGCCAAGCTCCACCTTCCATTTCTTCAGCAGTTCGTCGGCCCGGTCAATCTGCGGTTCGGGGTCCGGCGTCTCGGCCCCGCTCTCGAATAGGTCAATCCCCTCCCCCGCCGCCAACTCCCCGAGCATCTTTTCCACGCCCTCGTTGTCCGACTCGATCCCCGCCAGCAACTCGCCCAAGGCCTGCTTGTTCGCCTCGGCCATCGCGGCCAGCGGGTCTAGCGTCGCAAGCAGCTTGTCCGCTTCCTTGGCGGTCAGGTCCAGTACCAACACCGGCACTTCCGTATCCGGCGTCGTCTCCGCTCTCAGGTGCCCGTCGATCAACTCCAGCTTGCCGCCCCGCAGTTCTCGGGCCAGCAAGGCGTCCGCATACCCGATCTCGGCCAGCACGCCCTTGAGCGCGTCCCGCTGGGCCTGGGGATGCGTTCGCCAGTTCCCCTTGTTCGGCTGAAGGTCCCGCGCCTTCACCCGCCGCAGTTCCTTGATCCGGTCCTGAACTTTCATGTCAAATTGGGTACCCCATAAATTGTGCGAAAAAACACGGAACGG